ACGATTGCACCGATGAGCGTGTCGATTGCGGCAAGCGTGGCGGTCAGCTCCGCGGCATGCGGCACCGCCCAGATATTGCACAGAGCGGACAGAAAGACGATGACCGGCGCGCCGATCAGGGCGACCAGCTTGATGGTGTCATAGACCTTGTTGGAAATCATTGATTGCCTCCTTCCATGAATACGCCCTTTTCGACAAGGCGCTTGTAAGTAGACTTGATATGCTCCGACGCCATAACGGTATAGCTGTTCTTGAAGTCCGGGTGTCGCTCGCAGAAATCGTCATAGGTGTCTATGTCGTCCAGCTGCTGGCGGAAGTATTCCCGGCTGTGCTCGATGCCGTTAAGGAGCTCATCATCAAAGCGCAGGATGTGCGTCCGAGCAAGGACAGCGGCGTTATGGTCTATCTTATCGGACAGCTTTTCCATCTGATCCGAAATCTCGGTAAGTCTCTGCTGTGTCTTGTCCCGGCGTGAAATGAGGAACTGGATGAACGCCCAGAAGCCCCCGGAAGCAAACACAGCAAGTATGATGTCTGTCGGCATCGTTCCCCCTCAATAGAAAAGGGAAGCGGTCACCCGCTCCCCGTGTTGATAGTTTTGGCAGACCAAGCCGTCTTCCAACGGTCTGCCCTTATCCCGCACCGTCCGATACTTACAGCCTCGGTCAAGGGCTTTGGCTCGGCGGGATGTCCCTTACTTACTGACGATTAAAATACTTCCGGTCCGCCGCCGCCCATGATTCCCCTTTCTCGCTGACGAATAGTGTCCTTTATGCGATATACGTCCTGTATCCAGTATCAACGCTCACCACAGGTAGTCCTTTTTCAATGGCGTAGTCAATCGCCGCTGTGATTCCGGCAAGCCCGTCAAGTGTGGTCCATACCGTTTCTGATGTATGAATCATCCACACCATCCACCCACCTTCCGCAAGGCACTTATCAATCAGTGCTTTAAGCTGATCCGGGTCATAGTCATACCCGTCCGTCTGCACCCTGTAGCGACTGATATTGTATGGATCAAAGCTGCCACGGTAATTGATTGTATTGCCACCCGCATGGAAAGCGCACTTATTCGAGTGCTTCGCAGCACTCTGTGCTTTATCATACGATCCGCTTGCCCCGGCATAAACAAGATACCCAGCGCCAGGAAGTCCATGAGCCGCAAGCGTGTTTCTTGCCCGCTGGTAATTGAGCCATACTTCCTGCTCGGTCATATTTGCAACACGATCACCTGTCAGATGGTCGAAAGTGTGGTTTACGATCTCAGCGCCACGCTTTGACGCATCCTCGATCTGCTCCCATGTCATGTGCGTAACGGACCCACTGTTCGCACGATATGAAATGGCTGCCGACGATATGGACACTCCCCTGCTCTCGACAAGCGGGAGAAGGTCATTATAAAACCCAACATTTCCATCATCGTCAATGATGGTCAGCATCGGTGGATTTGTGAAAACATCATTCTGATTGATGCGCTTTGTCAGTTCCTCATTACTCATTGCATTGAGGATCTGCGGACGGACAGAGCCGTTTACAGTCCGACCGGTTGCAATGAAAAAACGCACGATCAGACCGACACCGTCAAAAGATGACGGAATATTAATGACCTGCGTTGACCTGTAGTCACCAAATCCATGCGTATTCCCATTAGTATCGTAATAGAGGATACGCAGAAACATATCTGATGTTGCCGATCCTGTAGCATTGAAAATCAATGATACATCGCGCCCCGGAATCCACCAGTCTGGCAGCTCTGTCGCGTTGGAATAATAGTTGATGAAAAACGGTCCGGTTGTTGTCCCGCTCACTGTAATGGTGTCATCTACTACACTCCCCGTAAGTCCGTCAGATGCAATCGTTCTGTCACTTAAATGAGGGAGCATATTATAACTGTTATATTCGCGCAGTCTGTCTGCGTTCCATTCCGCATCATGATTCTGTGCTGAATATAAAATATTCCCGTTGTCGCCGCCTACCAAAGTACCATTATGTAAAAGTCCCATAAGATGCCTCCTTAAATGATAGTAGCGACCTTTGCCGCAAGCCACTCGCCCAACAGCTTATAAAAATCTGCAGACGGATGTACGCCATCCGGTAATGCCGTTGTGATGTTAAGAGGATTGATCGGCCCATCATACTGTTCGATATACGGAATCCAATAGTAGTCACAGGCGGTCTTTAACGTATCGCTGAGTATCCGCCTTGATACATACCGCTCATGGCTTCTCGGTCCATACCAGTAATCCGGGGCTGTGCCGACATTGTTGCCATTCCACGGTGCGATTACGATAAGCCTGATTTTCGGATTCTGCGCGAACACATAAGTAACGATCTTGTTGAACTGTCCCATGATGGTGCTTTCATCGGTGCTGTCCCAGTCGCCCAGATCGTTGTATCCGTCATTTACGCCGAAACACATGACCATAGCATCATATCCTGTCAGGTTTGCTGCGGAAATTGTGTCATATGCTGACACTACGCCAGTATGTGGCAGGTATCCCTGATTTCCGATGCCATAGTTGTCACACTGACATCCAAGTGCCTTAGACATGATTTTTGGTATGGTCTCATCCACCTGCGTTGATGGGCTTCCGTTTCCATCGCGCCCCCACATGATAGAGTCACCAAAACAGGCGATCTTCATACCGGATCGGATACCCGGGAGCTGATAAGTACGCAGTGCTGAGATGACGTTGGTCACATCCGTGTTTGTCATAGTCGCGCCATCCACTCTGGTTACGCCAAGCCGGAACGATACCGTTCCCTGTATTGGTGCAATGACAACCGGGTTTTGCGCGTACACCTTCTGCGGTGAGTATGTACCAGCAGTGTTTGAACTCGCACTGTATCCCCACACGATAAACTTATAGGTTTGTGAGTCGATCCAAATAAGAGTCGGAGAGTTGAACGAAATCCACGCAGTCCTGATATACGCTGGCTTGTTCGTGTCCGTATAACCATTGTCCGCTTTTACCGCCTGCCCCACTGTCCACAACGATGCCTTCACCAAATTAGCGAGCGTTACCGGGACAGTAAACAGGTCATAGAGTGGTGTTATCGCGTTCTTTACGTCAGTAACCTGTCCTCGGATAGCATCCCCAAGCGTTGTATAGGTTGTCCCGTCCGCACCCACCCGTGCGTTCTCGACCTCTGCCGCACTGGGTGCTTCACCTTCCGGCGCGATCAGCTGATTGATCTGCGACTGCAGGGATGCGTCCTGTGTTGATCTGGTGGATGCTTCGGATGCAATTGCACTTTGCAGATTGCTGTCTGCAGTCTGTCTTGCAGATACCTCAGACGCAAGATTTGCCGTCAGTGTCTGATCTGCTGATTGTCTTGCTGATGTCTCTGAAGCAAGCGAAGACTGTATAGATGCGTCTGCCGATCTCAGTGATGCCTCTGCGGCTTTTGCCCGTGTTACTTCAGCCGCAAGGTCTGACCTGATTTCCGCAATCAACGTCTGCACCGTCCCGGTATACTGCTGATAAAGGCTCTTGTCCTCTTCGATGGATTCCGCGTTTTCATCCATGGTCTTCGGCGTCACCATCAGCACAAACGCCAGAGACGCCACGCGATTCCCGGAAGAATCTGCGATCACCATTTTCGCCTGGTAACAGTCCGCCTTGTTTGTCATCGTGGCCGTCGTGGCGAATCCTCCGATATTTCCGTCCGTGGTCACCGCCGCCGTGATCGGCGTGCCGTCCGTCCGCGTCCCTTCAATCGTGACGGTATATGTTGACAGATCCACCGCCTCGCCGCCGTTATATACCACCATCCCCAGCGGTCTGCCCACATCGTACTGTGACACATACAGCACCGGCATAACCCCGGACGGGGTCATATTAAGATTTATATACTGTGTGTTAATCATGTATTCTTCCCCTCAAGCGCAGAAACTCTCGCCTCAAGTGCCGTGTAATTGCTCTGCAACGTGGAAAGCTGAGACTGTAACGATGCAATCTTTCTCCGTGACCACGAATCCCGGAGCCATTTTTTAATCATGCGTGACTGGTCGCCGGGATACTGCGAATTCGGAAATTTTAAAAATTCAATGCTTCCATGATTTGTCTGTGGCATATTATCACCCCTTTATGGCTCTTGCGGCGTAACATCGTCAATCAGTAACCCATCGTCCAAATATCCACCGCCAGTAGTTTCGCCAGTACCACCAGTACCGTCCCCTTCTTCATCGCCGTCATCATCGTCCCCAGATTCGATGTCTTTGAGATAAGCACTCACGGCTTGGTTAAGATTGGCGATACTCGCGCCGATGGGGTATGCCTGACCGCCGTACATAACGTAAGCATCCTCCCCATTGACGACAAATACATAGTCATCGCTGTCATGATACCCGGCCCACAAATAAAGCTGGTCCTCGTCCCCGGTCTCCGCGGACATACCCGTCACCTCGTCCGTGGATTGGAGGATCGCCCGCCCATACGATGCACTATCACAGATGAAATCTCCGATTTGTACTTTTGTGCCATCGGCGAAGAAACCTACACTACCGTCGCCCCAGCTGAAATCAATCACGCCGTGATAGACACCAAGTCCTTCGTCTCGCGTCATCCGGGCAAAGATTCCGCCAGTCCCTGACTGCGCCGTATATGCCGTGCCGTTCCAAAGGTACACAGCGCGTTGCACGACGTCGTAATAGTAATACCCTTCCGTTGGCGTGACCGGCGTGGTAAGGTCTGCATCCTCATACAGGACTCCGTTATCCATGTATCCCTTTGCGGAGATATTCCACAAGACGAAGCCCTTTTTGTCGATTTGGACGATAGGGACGGCGTTTTCATCAAGGATCGTAAAATCGCCATAACTGTTATTGATTCCGCCCAGAGTCAGATGACCGTATAAATCCCAAGATTGCGAATACGGGCCATTGTATCCGGAGCCGCTGAAACCGATACCGGCGTAATTGATCCGGAGGATGTGCTGAGATGCGTACAGATTTCCGCCACTGTTTTCGTCCAGGTACAGGGTCTCGTTCGGGTGTCCGTCGGCATTACGGTTATAGATGACATATCCACCCTGCCCTTTGTTGAGGACGCCAGTGGCCATGTCAACGGCCCGATGCATCTGCGCCGTCGTCGGCGTGATCGCGAGCCTGTCCATTTCGTCGACGATAGTGGTCGCCAACGTCGAGCGCTTGCTGCCCAACTCAATCTTTTTGTACCGCTCAGTCAGCACGTCATACTGGATATCAATCACTTTGCTTTCCGTCTCGATGCCAAGCTTTACGAAGATGACCTTTACCGTATCACATAGGTCGATGTTACCGGTCGCAAGGTGCTTATATTCGACAGTATCCGCAAGGTTCACGAAGTCGAGCGTAATGTTGACGTTCGGAATGCCGATATGATTAGTCTGGACATAAGCTTCGGCGATTGCGCGGAGTGCTGCTTCCGTCGGTGTCGTATCGAATTTATCGGTAAAATCCTTTTCCACCGTGCGCTGGAACGGAAAGTTTGCCGCCGTACTGGCGCGGACGACCCGCGGTTCCGTAGTCAGCACCGTCATCGCGTCGTCTGTCTTGTAGTACGGATATACGCCCGTGTATGTGTTCTGGATATCCTGCTCTTGCTTCAGATCCACGAGATTTTTGCCGTACTGGATGACATACCCGTTATCCTGTCCGCGCTGTCTGTGGAAAATGGCGTTGTAGTTGTTGAATTCCCACTCTCCGCCGCCGTAGACATCAAGGATACTCCCCTGTGTGCCTCCGAGGCATGACCGCAGGCTCTTAGGCACGGAAAGCGCATAGCTTGCCGCGCTTGTGAAATCCGCGCTCAGTGTAAACGGGCATGCCTCCACGGCGTTAGTCTTAAGCGCAGCCAATGCGGTCGCAAGGCTTGGCGCGGAAAACGGCGCGACCGGGATAAATGACATCTGATAGCTGATATGCTGTGCCAGCACCGTCACCGTACCGCGCATCGGCTTCGTGATCTTGTAGATGCGGAAGGCCTGATTGCTCCGCCGTGCTGACGGTTTCGCCACAATGATGGCACTGTGGACGATGTCGGAGTAGTGCGCACCGTCCACGGGATACTCCATCTCAATTTCAAATTCACCGTTCCGCGCCTCGTGAACGGTACAGGAAATTGCATCCGACAGCCGCCCGATGCCGTTGGTGGTGAAGTTGGTGGCCGTGGGTGCAAAAAGTATCGGAATCATTCACCCACCTCCTAGATAGTCCACCAGCGCGGCGTGATTTCTACCCGGCTCCACCCGCTGAAGCTGACGGCGTTCTCCCCCGGATCCAGCTCCGGGAATTCCCCGTTGACCAGCGTGGTCGTGCTGTTTCGGCTGTTCGCACCCTCGTACACTTCCATCAGGTCGCAGTCGATGTCAGCATACGCGCTGCATCCCGTCACCCTGACCGGCGTTCCGTTGATGGTGACTGTACCGCCGGAGCCATAGCAACGAACAAGCGGCTTCGCCGGGAACATCGTCGGGTTGTAGATCTTCCCGGTGGCCGTGTAGGTGACCGGGGTCTCGCCGGATTTTAGAAAGCGTTGCGGTTTGCAATCAAAGACCAAATCAAACGCCGCTCCCACCTTGTCAGATGCAGAGAGTGAGAACGGCCCGACATAGCGTGCAAGTCTGAACTCATCTGGCTTGACGCTTTCCTCATAACGGTAATATTTGCCATAATGGTTCGACAGGTAGCCTCGCAGGCCATCTACGTTGGTCTGCATGCCCTTCGGGATGTACGCCGAGACAGTCATCTCGAAGTTGTGCCATCTGCCGTTGCTATAGACCAGTGCGCCGTTGCGGCCCGGAATCTCGACGCTTGTATCATCATGTGCCGCGCCGTCCCATGCGTTAGATGTCGCCACAAAAGTGCCAAAATCCGTGGAGGGCTTGCCGTCAAAAACAAAGTAATTCCTCTTGCTCATGCGTATACCGCCCTCCTGCTGCTAACCTGCGCATTGATGATGTCCGCGACCTTCTGTGCAATGATGCGCTCATCCTGCCCGGGCGCGCCGTAAACATTGACCGTAACTGCGCCATAAACGCCGGATCCTGCGGGGATTCCCCGGACATTTGCCGAAATGGTGCCGGTGGCCGCCGCGCTCAGGTCGTCCATTGCATCGGTCACGAGTCCCAAATTGTCCTCAATTCCGAGCGCAATGCCTGCCGGGATATAAGCGCCGATTTCATCCCGCATCAGCTTGGACGGAGATGCAATGCCGAAAAACTTCTTTACGCCGTCAAAAGCGCCTTTCGCCGCATTGAGCGCCGCCGTGATGATTTTGTCACCGAAGTCGCTAATACCCTTCGCGATACCTTCGACCACATTTTTGCCGATTGCAAGCCAGTCGAATTTGCCGAATTCATCCTTGATGCTGTTTGCGACTTCCAGCACCTTCCCGGGGATTTCCGGGATGGCATTGATGATGCCGGTCAGCACCTGCCCGAGCAATTCCATACCTTTCTGAAGCATGTCGGGGTAATGTTCGCCGATGCTCGCGAGGATCTGCGCCGCAACAGCCGCGATAGCGCCAACGATTTCCGGGAGGTTCTGCACGATACCGCCGGCAATCTGCGCCACCATCTGAACGCCCTGCTCGAGTAACTGCGGGCCGTTTTCCATCAGGTAGTTGATAACCTGGGTGACAAGCTCGCCGCCGGCGGTGATCATCTCTGGAAGACCCTCAAGAAATCCAGTGGCTGCATTGGCGACCATTTCCGTGCCTTGCGCGACAAATTCCGGGAGTCCATCGGCAATGGCGCCCGCAACGCCGGTGACCAGCTCGGCTGCATGTGCCGCAATTTCGGGAACGCCATTGACGATAGCCTCACCGATGCCGCTGATGCCCTCGACGATTTTTCCGACGCCGCCCTCAGCGTCTCCGCTGAAAATGGTCGTAATACCGTCCATGATTTCAGTGAACGGCCCGAGGAAGTCCGCCACAAGGCCGCGCCCAAACCCGGCCATAGCTGTCTGCATGTCCTGCAGAGCGTCCTGATAGGCCGCCGCAGATTTGACCGCATCATCCGACATGACACCACCGAGTTCATTTACCCGGTCTTTCATGGCCTGAGTGTCTTCAGCGGAAGTGTTCAGCAGAGCGGCCATTTCCTGAGCGGAGCGCCCGAGCAGTTCCTGAGCAAGAGCTGCGCGTTCGGTGCCGCCCTCCATGCCCTGCAGACCTTCAATGACGCGCCCAAAGAGGTCTTCCTGAGACATGCCGAGCGCTTCTTCCTGAGAGATACCCAGCTTCTGAAAAGCATCCGAACCGCTGGCCGCTTCGGAGGTCAGTTTCTTCATAGCGCCCTGCATGGCGGAGATGGAAGACCCCGAATGCTGAAGAACGGCGTCCCATTCCTGATATGCCTTCGCGCTGATGCCGATTTTCTGGCTCTGTTTGTCGATGGTGTCGCCCATCGCAGCGAGGTCGCCGACCTTACCGATTGC